GGGTACCGTTAAGGTATGGGTGGTTGGACTGGTTGATCACCGGTACTCGGCGCCGCGGCGGGTCCTGGATCCGGTGGCGGTGGAGCCAGGTCGGGTGGGATTGGCGGTGGTTCGGGCTGCGGTGGGCTCAGTGCGCTGAGCGATGAGACGACATCCGTGGCCAGGTTGGTGGCACGCGGGATGTCGCCGCCTTTTATTGCATCGGCTAGATCAGCGACCATGCCGTTCAGGGGCCCAAGGGGGCCCGGGTCCGGCGGTGGTGTGATGGGTTCGATGGGCGGTGGCTCCGGGATGATCGGATCCGGTTGTGGTGGTGAGATGACACCGCGCAGGTGCGCGATGCGGTCGGTGTAGTGGGCTTCAGATTCGAACATCCCACGGTCGGTGGTTCTCATGCTGCGTCGTCCTCCTCATCTGCTGGAAGTTCCACGTTCTCTATGTTGGGTAAGTAGACCCGGATGCGGTCCGCGACTCTGCGTGCCCATAGGTTGGCAGCGCTCGGGCCTGAGTTGATTCCGTGCCAGCCCTCAGAAGCCAGCTGGAGTTTCTCAGCGCGCGGCAACTGCTGCACGCCTTTGATCAAGCGGTCGACGGTCATGTCGAGCGAAGCCGTGGCCTCCGGTCTGAGACCAAGGTCACGGGCAACGTCGATGACCGTCTGAGCGGTAGCGTTGCGGTCAGCGTAGCGAGCCTCAGTGGCTAGCCACGCTTCGCCTTGCGCCATCTCGAGGGCCTTTTTCATTTCCGCTTTGGCTTCCGGGGTCACGAGGAAGTCCATGAGTGCGGAGATGGATTTGGCGCCTGACTGTTGTATCCAAGAAGCGTGCTGGATGTTGGACCACACGGCCGCCTGGTAGTGGCTAGGGAGTTGATCCCAGCCTTGGAACCGTGCGAGGGCTCCAATGTAGAGGATGCCTCTGGCGGAGCGTCCGCGCGGTTCATGCTCGTTGGACAGTGTCTGCTGGACGAGACGGCCAGCGATTGGAACGGTACGCCCATCGATGGTATGACGGGCGAGGAACCCGTCTCCGTTGATGAGAGCGCACCGAAGACCGAACCCTAGGAAGGATTCAGCCCACTGGTCGGCGTTGAGGGGTCGGTGAACCGCCACTCGGACGTCGTCGCCTTGGTGAAGACTGATGACGTCGTGAGCAACGGGCCAGTTCTGGAGGTTTAGGCCCTGATCAAGCAGCGCGGTGAGGGTTGCCCACGCGCCGATGAAGGTGCCAATTTCTGCGGTCGGTTTGAGGCCGGATCGGGTGCCACCATGAGAGCCGGCGACTGAACAACGCTCACGGTCAAGCTCCCAATCCGGTACGATGAGAGGACGGCGCTCGCACGCAATCCAGAAGTCGATCTCAGCGGTTAGATGGGGCCACATCCGCTTCCACGACGCGGCGACGATTTCTTGCAGGGCAGCGAGCACTGAGATGTCGTAGCCGGAAATGTCGGCTTCGTAGTTGTAGGGGAAGCCTGACACCAGTCGTGCGTCTTGGTTACCCGTCCGCCACAGCCCCGGTAACTGCTTTCGGGCCAGCTTCAGGGTGGCGGTCAGACGCCGGAGCGTGCCGTTGA